CATCAGGGGGTAATTGTCCACGTCGCTCGCGAGATCGAGCGTGTCGATCAAGTCCTGGATCGCGTTGGCCTGCTCGGCGACCTCGAGATTGATCTGCCTGGCATTCAGTGAGTCCGACTCCTCCCACGACTCGGCGAGCTCTACCGAGTCATCGGCGACGGTCGAGCTCACGCCGGCCGCGTCGAGCTCTGTATTGAGATCAGCGGCCGCCGACTCGACCCCGCCCACATCCTCCTCGCTTGCCACATCGACGAATGTCACCCCCTCGGCGGCGTCCTCCTCGAATGTGCACGTGATCGTGAGGTAGTCGCGGTCAGTCCCCTGCCCTCGCACCTGGCAAGGTCCGACGCGAGCCAGGTAGCTCCCGAAGAGCGGGTGTGTGAAGCGGTAGGCTTTCCCCTCGCTCACGATCGCGAGGAACTCCGCGACGCGGGTCAGTACTTGCGGCGGGATAAAGACCAGCGTTACCGCCGTGTCTCGCGGCACCCCGCCCATATCTTCGAGCACCGCGCCGTTAACGTGGGGATATTGGTGTCGGGCGAGCGCGCGCCCGAAGTTGTCGCCGGTGTCGAGCACGTCGAGCGGAAAACCGCCCCATTCGGCGTCGAAGAGCTCGAGGTCAAATTCATCGGGCATCGCCGATTACTCCTCCCCCTGGCGCGAGACCCGCACCTCTTTTTGCAGGAGTCCTCGCTCGTCGACTTTGATGATCCCGGTGACCTCGATTCTCTGCGCCGGCGCCGCGAGTGCCGGGTGTACCCCAGCCCCGCCGGCGGTCGCGCCGAGATCGCCCTCGTCGGCTTTCCGCGTCGCGCGTTCCCACTCGCGGATCTTCGCGGCCTCGGCCAGGAGCTTTTGCGCTTGCGATTCCTCGACGCCGGCGCGCATCTGACTGTAATTAACCCCGCCGAGCTTTTGAAAACCGCGCGCTAGGAACGCGGACTTTTTCAGCTGCCGAGCCCGGACCTCTCGAGAGGCCGCGGCCCCCGTCGGATCGTATTGACTCGGGCGCACGGTGGTGTCCTCGACCCCAGAGATCCAGTCCGAGATCCCGAAGTATTCATCCGCCGCCCCTCCGGCGTAGTAGGCGACCCCGCCGACGATCGTGGCCTGACCGGCCGCCTTGAGCGCGCCGCCGGCGCGCGATCCCTTGGCCGCCTTTCCACCTTTGCTCTTGGCGCCACCCTTGCCGCCACTGCCGGTGTAACCGCCGATGAAACCGCCGCCGCCGGCCTTCGCGAACGCGAGGAGCGCCGGCGAGACCTTGGCGGCGGCCAAGAGCGTAAGAGTCACCTTCAGATTGTCGGCGAGAAAGCCGATGATCTCGGCGAGCTTCTCCATCGCCGCGGCAAAACGCTCGATTCGCGCCGGAGTAAAAAGCCGGGCGATCGTGTTCTTCATTCGCTGCCAGGATCGATTCATCCGCGCGGCCGAACTCTGCTGCCAAGTCATGTAGTCCTTCTGAACGTCGGTCGCCTTCTCGCCTTCATCGGCGAGCTCGCCGACGATCTCAAGATTCTTCATCAGCATTTGCAGCGAGCGGGCGCCCTCGGCGCGGCCCATGATGTCGATCACCTCTTTGTACGTGAGCCCGGCTTTCTTCACGTCTGCAATAATGTCGAGGATGTTGCGGGCTTGCTCCTTCATCTTGCCCGATTTCGGATCGCGGATCTTCGCAAAGATGTCGATCCCCTTGCGCTTGAACTGAGACGATTTTTTGACAAAAGCCGTCATCATTCCCATGAATCCGGTGGCCGCCTCGCTCGCGGATCCGAACCCCTGCCGAGCAACCTGCATCGACGCGCCGAGCTCTGAGAGTCCCCGCACCCCCTTGGAGCCGAACTCCGGGAACTGACTCGCGAGCGTTGCCATGAGGGTAGAGAGCTCTTTGAGCTCGATCGCCCCCTTCTTTCCCTGAAAGAGCAGAACGGAAAACGCCTGCTCGAGATTCTTCGGATCGATCTCCATGTTCTGGGTCATCGCCGCGGCGGTCTGAGCGATGTCCGCCATCTCGGCGCCGGAGGCCGCGGCCACCTTTGCGAACACTCGCAGGCTATCGTTTGCCTGATCCATTCGCCCGGTCAGCGATACGAATTGCGCCGTGCCGGCGAGCAAGTCAGCGGCCGCAATCCCGGTCACGTCCGAGATCCCGCGGATCTTCTTTTTCAGCCGCTCGCTTTCGTCGGCGGTTTGCCCCGCTTGGATCCGGAGCCGGAGGAGTTTCTCCTCGAAGTTCTTCACGTCGCGCGCCGCGAGCGCAAGCCCGGCGGCCCCGCCGAATCCGGCGAGCTGCGAGAGTGATCGGGTCACGCCGGAGAATGACTTCTTGAGATCTCGAGAACTCTTCTTGCCGAACTTCCGGAGTTTCTCCCTAGCCCGGCGCAGACCTGCGTCGAGCTTTCGAGACCGTGCGCCGATCTCTACGTTTGCGGGCCGCGATCCTCGCCCCACGGGATTTCCTTCCTACGAAAACCCCATGCTTTGAGGTCTTGCCGCCTTTTTGTTTCGGTTGAGCTGCGAGCCACTGCACGAGAAAAATCTCGACTTGCCAATCGGTCAGGTCGATTGCGGGTTGTCCATAGTAAGCAAATAGGTCGCGAGCCCGCGCGACCCGAAAGCGATCAAGTTGGCGGTTTGCTTTTTTTTTACCGCCTGCTCAATCGCGAGGTAGGTCTCGCGGTCAAGGGTGTACGGATCCGGATCGACGCTCTCTTTGAAATCTCCGTAGTCGGCGAAGAGAATGTCACACTCCGTTTCATCGATCAGATCGCGGAGCTCGAGGGAGTCTGCGCAGAACGCCCGCGGCAATAGCTCCCCGCCGGGCCCGACGGCCGGCTCTGGATCGCGCATCGCTATGGCGAGGAGCTCCCACGCCACCGCTTGCTCGAGGTCGGCATACGCGCGGAGCTCGACCGGAATCCCCAGGTCGTTCAGCCGCGCGACCGCGGCCGCCACCGCGGTATCGTCCTCGAGACCGCTCAAGAGCCGCCAGCCGAACGGCTCGCCGGTGTCGGGCAAGTTGCCTTCCCCGGTGAGCCGGCGGCCACGCCGGAACCGGGCGAGCGCTGATTCGGCGCGCACCTCTGCGGCGGGTTTCTCCACGAGCTCGCGAGCTCGCGACATGGGACGTTCACGGCCCATGATCAGCCCGCCTGGATTTCTGGCTCGTGACCGAGGCAGAGGATCTTGATCCGGTAGACCGATTCCCCGTCAGCGTTGTGCCCCTTGCCGACCTCGGTGATCTTCGAGCCCTCGCACCGATAGCGGAGCCCGCCGTCGTTCTCCTCGTAGACGAGTAGAAACTGGGTCTTGTTCCGCTTGAGCCCATGCCAATCGAGCTCGGGTGGGTTGATCGGCTTTACCTCAAGGTCGAGCTCGTAGTCCGAAACGCCCGACTTGTGCCCGAGCGCCTTCCGATTCCGTCGCATCGTCTTGACCACCTCCGCACCGGGATCGGTGTCGGAGACGTCGATCGACATGACGGTTTGCAGCTCCTGACCGTCGATCTCAATGAAGGCAATTTCGATTACTTCGCGACCCATTGGATCCTCCTACTCAACGATCAGGTTCATTACGTTGATGATCTGATTCAGCGGCGGCACGACGGGCGACGGGATCGCCTGCTGTAGCCGGCTCGGGACCGTGGGCGAGGTCTCGACCACGAGCTCGGCGGCGTGCGCGTCGATGTTGTGCCAGATCTCGAGATCCTCGAGATCGTACATGACATCTAGCGTCACGCTGCGCACTGCCTTGCGCGTGCGCTCGAGCTTCTTCGCGCGCGGAAACGCGATCGCCTGACGGATGTCGATCTGTCTGGCTCCGTAGTAGAACGATTTCCCGATCGAATAGTCGAGCATCGTGTAGAACGGGACCGCGTTGAACGTGACTTGCGTGGTCACGCCACGAACGATCTTCGCTTCGGTCTGGGCTTCGTTGACCGACAGCATGAAAAGCCCGCCACCGATCGCCGACTCTTGCTCGCTGCCGATTGGGATATCGGCTTTCTCGGGTAGGTAGAGGGACGGGAGCGCAACGTCATTCCACGGAAGCGCCGGATCATTCTCGGCCGCGAGCATCGTGCCCACGTAAGCCGCGATCTCGCCGGGGGTGTTGCGGAACCCCTCGGCCGTGACCACCATCTGACGCCAGTCGTCGGCCGCGGTCCCAAGCGCTTGCTGCGTCGCGAGCGTCAGGCGTCCGGCCATGAGCGTATGACGCCACCGCTTCGTGGTCGCTTCCCACGTGGTCGCGATGTGATCGGCGAAGTCGTCGACGTCCGCGTCTTTGTTGTTGGCGATGACTACGACATCATAATCCTT